CATGCCGGTGATGTCGGCGCGCAACTGGCCCGACGATCGGTTGCGCTGGCCCCGCCAGATCGTGCCATCGGTGCCGCGCTTGAATACCTCGAGCGGGGTGCCCTTATTCGCGATGTAACGAACGGCATTGCTTAGGTCTGTGGGATACACGATGAACACGACCGTCGACAACGTCGGGTCATCGATCGTCGCTCCGCTGCCGTAGTCGATGCCATCGTTCTCGGCTTCGCCGAGCAGCAACGCCATGCTTACGACTCCCGAATCTCGACGGCGTGCAATTCCAGATCGCCCGCTGCGTCGTCTGTCGCGGTAGTGCTGTCCGCGTCTCGGTTGAGCCTGCAGCGCACGCGCTCGCCCGCGTTCACGCTGTCTTTGTTCGTGAGGGTGATCGACGCGACATCCAACAGGCCCGCCGTGCCGGGCACTGCTACCTGCCCGGAATTGTTCACCGTGTCGAAGCTGTCCGACGCGGCGGATTCGCCATCAGCGATCGCCTCAAGCGCAACTTGTAGCACAACGTTTCCGCTCGTGGCGCTTGACATCGTGTAGTACACGTAGGCCGTGAGCGTGCCGCCGGCGTACGTTTGCGGCATCACGAACGTCCAGAATACCGACTCATCCGTGCTCGCATCGAAGTCGAGCACCGTAACGGCATTGAGCACGTCCGGCGTCGCGGGGTTGCTTGCCGGGTAGTCGTTCGCGCCCGGCAGCAGGAGAATCGCACCCATCGCCATGTTTTATTTTCTCCTATGCGGCCGTGTCGCCCTTCACGCGCAGCGTCACGCCGTCGTTGTTGAGCGCCGCAGTGTTTGCAGCCGTGCGCCGTATCCAGATGGCGCGCACGTCGTCCGCGTCCAGATCCCCGATCGACAGCGCGGCGCCTTCCGATGCCGGTGAACTGAATGACACACCTGCGGGTGCATCCTGCTCGGTTGCGACAGTGGCGGCTTGATCGGTGCCACTGTTGCGCGCAACATTGCCGGCGGGGTCCAATCCGATGGCGATGCTGGCGCCGCCCGCGACCTCCGACTGCAGCCAGACCTTCGCGCTCTGCAGCGTCAGTGACGCGTGATCGTTGAGCACGAAGATGCATCGGTACTCGACGTCGCTCGCCGCGTTCTCTGCGCCGCTGACGTCATCGAACAGGTTGTTCAACGGCGTGCCCAGGTCGAGCGCCGTCGTGCTCATGAACTCGCCGAGCGAGTCGTTGGGGTCCGGCTGCGCGTCGGCGTCGCCAGCAGCCGCGCCGGGAATGCTCAGCCGGAAAACGATGTCGGTGTCAACGATGGGCATGGTGCGTCCCTCCGAAGGTGATTAGCCGATGCGCTGCGCGCTCACGGCCAGGTTATCCCAATAGCGATACTCGTCGAACATGATCGTTGCATCATTCTGCTCATGCTGTGTCTGCTGCCCGAACTTGATCTCCTTGAACGGCGCCGTTGTCGTCAGCCATAGGACGTCCGATCGGTCGATCACGAGCGCGCCATTCTTCCAGACGCGCAGGATCCCGTCCGCCACACCAAGCGCACTGTTGGCCGTGATCTGCACCTCCAGCGCTACCCTGCCGTCATAGGGGAGCGAGCCGCCGGAAAAGATGCGGTTGCCCGTAATCTCGACTTTCAGTGTGTTGCCTGTCGCCTTGATGACGGCAAAGCTCGCGTCATTCGTGGCGCGCTGCACATAAATCAGCTTGCGCATCGCGTTCGCCATATTCGGTTGCGGCGTCGGGATCAGCACCTCGCCGCGCATGAAGATGGTCTTGCCCAGCCCGACCGCATCACCGGGTGACAGCGTGTAGGTGAGCGCGCGATTGACGTCGACGCTGCCGCCCGTGCGCTGGAAGCGGTAGCGCGCGACCTTGCCGACGAACTGGCCGGTCGGGTCGTCCATGATGTTGATGTGCTGATTGCCCGTCGCTGAGCCGTTCGTGTCTACGAAAGGTGCGGACGAACCCGTGTCGAACGTCGTCGCGACCGGCAGGTTGCCGCTGGGTGGCGGTGTCGTCCCGCCGCCTCCACTCGTGGTTCCCGTCGCCGTGAACGTGACATCGAGCCCGTGATCCATCGCAGTAACCGCGGCAGTCTGCGGCCCGCTGCCGAATACCCAATCACATTGGGCACGGCCATCGGCGCCGGTCTTTGCGACGCGGCCGCCCGCCGCCTCGACCACAGGATCGGCAACATACACAGGCTTTGCCGCCGTGAAGCGGCCGCCGCCCGATGTCGGGATGAAGCTGATCCGCGCATCCGCAATGGGACCATCCGCGCCGGCCAATTCCACCACTAGCGTGACGCGCGTATCGGGCGCGGCCGTCTGTCCGTCGCCGCTCACGATGCGTAGTGTCGTGACGGGCGGCTCGACCGGCGGCTCGACCGGGGGGTCAACCGGCGGCGGCTCGACGACGGGCGGCCCCGTCGGAATGCTGACACCATCGACCGTCGCCGATTCCAGCGTGATGTACTGCGGCGGCTGGTCGAGCTCGCGCGTGAGTGTCGCGTTGAAGCGCTCGCCGTAGTCGGTCACGAGCGCAATCTTGATTTTGTTCGCGCCCATTAGTCGCCTCCGACGGGCGTTACGCCCGGCCCCGGTTCGTCATCCTGCGGCGGCGGGTCTTCGCCTTCTGCCGCGTTCACGGCGTCGAGCGCGTTCTGCAGCAGCCCCTGCACGATGATCAGGTGCTGCCGCGCTTCATCGATGGCCTTTTTGGCCTTGGCTTTCCCGTTCATGTCAGCCCCCCAAGTTGAACACGATGTAGACGACGGTCGCGATGATGGCGACGACCAGAACGACCTCCAGCAGTTGCCGCGGCTGCGTCCGGTTCGCGACAACGGCGTACGCGATGACCAGCGCGAGCAGCACGGAAAGCAGTGTCAGCATGTCACACCTCGAAGTGTGGAAGGTCGACCAGATCGCTGTTCCAGTTGCCGCCCCAGCGAACGCGGATGCCGAGCGTGTGCGCTGCCATCAGGATGTGACCCGCGACGAACGCGAAGCCGTCGTAATCGTTCCAGCCGGCGAACGGGTACGGGAGCACATCGACCGCGCGCGACGGCTGGTAATTGTGTTTGCCCTTGACGCGCACGCCGTCGACCTTGGTCACGATGCTGCCCGGCTTCGTGCGGCCCTGCGCGTATAGCGCCTGTTGCCGCGCGACCGACCTGTGGCCTTCGAGTACCGAGAAGTCGACGACTTCGATCGCAAGCCGCAGCACCGATTGCAGCCGCGGGTCGCACGTCGCGAGTCGCGATTCGCTGGCCGTCGAAAATTGTGGCATGTCAGCGCTCCATCGGTTTTTGGCACACCGCGCACGTCCACACGCCGCGATACTGGCGCTGTCGGATCGGTGCCTTGCATGTACAGCGGCCCGTGTCCGCGAAGTGCTCCGCCAGCCGTTGCCGATGCTCTTCGTGCAATTCTTCGAGGCTCGTTTGACGTTCGCGCGCCGTCCGCGTGTTCATCGGCAAAACGCCCTCCGTATTCGGCGCCACATGCGCGCGGTTTCGATGATGTCGACAAGCCATGTCATGGCTTCCCCTCCGGCCGCCGGAACGGCAACAGGTCTGCGGCGCCCTTCAACGCGCCCGCGATGATCGACTGCGAAACGAAGTTGCCGCCGATCAGGATGAGGATGAGCGCGACCCATTCGCTTCGGTGCTCGAGGTAGACGAACGCGAATATGCCCGCGCTGATGAGCGCGAAGCCTACGCCAGTCTGTGCCAGTTTGGTCATACGGCGTCCTCACCGTTGGCGTAACGCGCGAAGCGAGTCGATTTGACGGTCGCGCATCACGCGCAAGGAATCCGCGCGTCGCTGCGCGGCCTCCAGTGTCGAATCAAAGAACACACGCAACAGCCGCGTATCGTTTGCGCCCGCCTGCGCCGCGTTTACCGCCTGTGTCAGCAGCACCTCGCTGCGCACGCTCGACTCCAGCGTACGGTATGCGACCACCGCGATGCCGATCGCAATCACCGCCGTAAACGCGAGCAGGGTGTGCATGCCGACCGTCACCCATGCCGGCAGTTGCGCACGCAGATAGCGCAGCAGCTCCCGGCGTTCGTCCGAGTCCAGCCATGCCGCGTATTGCGCTTCATCCTCTTGCGTCATCGGCTCATCCTTTCCTCGATGCGGATCAGCCGTGTCTGCAGATCGCCGACGACGGTCTGCATCGCCTTTATCTGCTGTTGCAATTCCACCTCCCGCGCACGCACATCCGCGTTGACCTGCACCTGGTTCGCCAGCCGCTCATCGATGCGCGCCTGCGTCACCGACGTGCGGATCGTGAACACCGCCGATGCACTGATGCCCGTCGCGATCACCGTGGCGATGACCGTGGTGAAAACCTTGTTGAGCCCGTAACCGTTGGCGCCGTTGCCAGTACTGCCCTGTGCCGTCATCTCTCATCATTTCGTTACCGTGGGCTGTGAGTGACGCCAGGGGAGGCGCACCAAACCCGTTGCATCCTCAGCTCATTGAAAGCGGCACGAAATACAGCGTGTAGGTCACGAGCCACGTATCGCCCGCACCCTTGCTGCCCAGGTCGCCGTTGCGTCCGATGAACTCGGACAGCACTTCCGCCGATTGCGTCAGGATGTAGACGTCGTCCCACGCGCCCGTACCCGTGCCCGGCGGGCACACCCATTGGAACGTGCAGAACGCATCCGTGCCATTGTGGTCGGTCGCGTTGACCGCGAGCAGCGCAATCAGGCTCGCGTTGCTCGTATCCTCGACGGACAGCCGGTCGATCTCCTCGCGCCCCGGCATGTTCGCGCACAGAATGGCGAGGACGTGCGGGCCGACCAGCTCGTTGCCGATGCGCACGACTTCGCCGCTGCCGTCGGCGCGATGCTTCCGCACGGTCAGCGTGCCGCGCACGGCGCGCCCATCCTTCAGCTCCTTTGCATTCATCAGAGGCTCGCAATCGGGGTTTGATAGGTCCATGAGACGCCGATCGCCGTCCACGCGATCGGCTCCTGTACGTTCAGGTCGAGGATGCGGAATTCTTCGACATCCGGATCGCCGACACTGCCGACCGGCGGGATATTGATGTCGTGACGCCCGGCGGTCAGGAACGTGATCGTATCCTCGAGCTGCCAGACGCCCGCGATTTTCACGTAAAATTCCAGCTCGATCGGGTCGGTGTTATCGAAAATCTCGATCGAGTAGCGGTACAGGCTGGTCGGCGTCTCGCTCTGGTTCGTGCGCACGGCGACGAACGCGGGCGGCAACAGGCTCGGCGCGAACGCATCCTCGACCGTAATCTCGGCGATAATGTCCAGCGTTTCATCGACGCCCGCCGTGTCCTCCAGATCGACCGGCGTGATGGATACGACGTCCAGCTCATCCCACACGCCGACGGAATCCTCGAGCTCGACATCGGCCGGCGGGATGGTCGGCGGGCCTTCCTCGATGAGCAGCTGACGCCACGCGCAGTCCAGGTCGGCGATCGCCATGATCTGGCCGATCATGTCCGTCTGGCCGCGGCGGCGTGTGATGTAGTTCGGGAACCACGCGAGGTTGGCGAGCACCCAATCGCCCGCGCGCAGTGTCGCCGTCGCGGAACGCATGACGGGCACATCGATGGCCTGCGCGCCCTCTTCATAACGCGGCAGGATGTAAAGCCCGCGCTCGTATGCGAGCTGATAGCCCAGCTCGGTCTGGATTGCGTCGGGGTCCTGCGGGTAGCCGAGCGGTTCACCGATGCCGCTGCCAATCGCGGCGAACGCGAGCCCGTTGAAATCGACCTTCTGCTCGCCGTGGCGTTCGATGCTGGTCTCCGAATGCAGTAGCGTCGTGTCCGTGATGCGCTGCGTCCGTGTTGCGAGGCCGTCGCCATCGACAGGCACCGAAGAATCCGCGGGGATGTAGTGCCGCGGATATTCGTACTCGACGATGTTGATAACGCGTTCGCCCGCGTGCCAGCCGGGCACGGGCTCCGTAATCGCACCGTTGATGTCTGTGAGCCCCGCAGTACTGAGCGGCGGAATCTGCGACACGGGTGAGATGCGGGCGTCGTTGTCCAGCGCGGGACACCAGCCGGTCGGTGCATAGATGAACTCTTCCGCCCACGCGCGCGCATCGTCGATCGGCTCCGTCACGCGCAATGTGACCTGCGTCGTCATCGCGAGCAGTGCCGCCGCGTCGTAGCGGATGCCGGTCGGGACGATGTTACCGCTTGAGTCGCGCGGTGAATACAGCCCGTCGTAGAGGTTGGTCAGGAATTCGCCGGCGGTCAGCCCGTCAATGTGGAGCGGCCATTGTGAAGACGTCGGCTGCGCATCCACGGGAACGATGATGACCTCGAGGTCTTCCGTATCGAGCGCGGGCGCACCGGGAATCGCATCCGACTGGATGACAAACGCGGCGCGCACCGGCTGACCCGTGACCTTCAGCGCATCGAAGACCGCGACCAGCGGGCGCGCGGTGTCGTCCGAGTAGGTGCCGACGGGTGTCGCCCATTCGGTGTAGGCGGCCATGCTGCCGGCGATACGCCAGAGCAGCTTTACGTTGTCGTAATGGTTGCGGAACTGCCCGCCGCCGATGTCCTCGACGCGCGTCGCCTGCACCATCGCTTCGTGTTCAGCGCTGATGACGACGGCATCGTCCACGACGGCATCGACGCCGACGGTGCCGGTCCAGTAGCCGGGCGCGAAGTCGATCAGCGCGTTCGCAGCCGGCAGGCCAGTGATGTAGGGCCCGGACAGCGGCGTCACCGCGGGGATCAGTCCGAACCCGTTGGTGATGCCGAGCGGTAACAGTGACGTCGTGTCCGACGTGACGAATGCGCGCACCTTGCGTTCGGTCTCGCGCGTGTCGCGGATGACGAAGTGGTAGGCAGCGAATGATGCGTCGAGGCGCGGCGTGCCCGCCGGCCCGTCGGCAATCGTGACCCAGCCGATGTCTTCGGAGACGAAGCGACGCATGCGGCAGCGGCGTCCGTGGATGCGGTCTGCGAGCTTGTCCGTCAGCCAACCGGAATCCTGATCGCCGGCTGTCTGTCGGCGGTCGATGATGACGGCCTCGACCTGGCCGATCGTTGCAGCGCCGCGCACCACGTCGATTTCCTGCTCGCCGTAATTCTCCGGCAGGCACAGGTATGGGTTCGCGTGCGCGGGGTTCGTGCCGACTTCCCACAGGATGGTCGTCCGGTCGTCGTCGTAGACCTCGAGCGTGACCGCGCACGGCGCGCCCTGACAGGCAAACGTCCCGTTCACGCTCGACCAGTGCGCTGCGCCGCCGACGGTGCGCTCTCCGATGCCCGCCGTCCCCGCAACCATTGCCGAGGCGCGCTCGTGCGCCGTGTCGATGACCAGCGTGCCGTTCAGCCAGACGCGGAATTGCCACCACTGCCGCCCCGCGGATGTCGGCGCCAGGTCCGGTCGCGGTGTCGAGCGCAGGCGCAGATGCGCAGCGAAGCCGTGGGGAAAGCTGTAATTGTTGAACGAGTAGTTAAACCACGGCGCCAGCAGCGCGTACGGTAACTCGTCGACCAGCTCGGGGAACTCGACGCTCGCCACTAGAACCGGCGTGGTATCGACAACGGACACGATCTCGATCGCTTGCAGTGTCGGCGCGAATCCCGGCGTAAATAGGCCGGTCACGATTTGCGCGATGAACGTATTCACACCGGCATCGGTTTCGCTCGCGTGCGTGACGAGCGCGTACGCCGAATCTTCCTGCCCGTAATGCGGCAGGAACGGTGCGGCGCCGGTCATGTTCGGGTCGAGCGTTAGTATTCCTTCGATCTCCTGTTCGCCCGTCGATGCGCCCGCGATGCTGCCGTCTGCGCATGCGGGCACGAGGATGCCCATCCGGTTATGGAGATCGCCGCCCATCGGCGGCGGCTGCGGCGGGCGGCCGAGAATCGAGCAGCCCGGTCGAATGCTCGTGAGCAACGAGCTAACCGACCACTCGGCATCCGTGCGCCAGATTTTTCGACCGCCGACAAATAGCGCACAGTCGATCGCGCCGAAGACTGAAGCCACAACGTCCGACGTGAGGTCTGTATCTGTCGCGGCGTGATAGCCGACGACCACATAAGAATACCGTGCGCCGCGGACGAGCCCGGTCTGCAGCTTCCATTCGGGAAGCCATGCCTGCAGGGGCGCGAGCGTTCCCTGAAAGAACAGCACGCCGACGGTGAGGTAATTCGTGCGCGTGAGACCAGCGGATTCCGGCGCGTAGTAGATGCGGTGATTCTCCGTGCCGAAGCCCTTGGCGCCGATGTATAGGCCCGCGGCATCGGCAACCAGCTGCAGCGTCGGGCGGTCAGGCTCGACGGCGTAGGCCGCTATGGTCGACGTGCGTGGCGACGAAAAGGCGACGCTCGCGGCATAGATGGCGATCGTGCTCGTGCGCGGGCCGCCCTCGCCTGCGCCGTAGATGGCGATCGTGCTGACGCGCGCGTCGGCCATCGCAGGTTACGCGGCTTCGATGGTGTAGCTTGTCGGCGCCGTGCCCGGTGTCCAGCCGCCGCCGCCAGGTCGCTGCGTGATGGCGCGTGATTGCGTGCGGTAACTGGTCGTGCCGACGGTAGCGGCTGCTGCCACGACTTCGCCGCTGCCGTTTTTCAGGCCGAGCAGGATTTGCGGCGCGCCGCCCGCGGGGGCGACGGATACGGCGACCGCCACCATCGCGACGAGCGCTGTTACAGTGCCCGGCAGGTCTTCGAGTCCGTGCTCATCCTTCGTGCCTGCGACGCCGGTTTCGATGTAGCTCGTGCCCGAATCGCTTTCATCCTCGTTGACGCGGGCGACGTTCGACGAGCCGGTATCCGGTGTCCAGTTTTCCGTGATGTCGCTGTCGCCGCGCAGGATGACCATCTGCACCGGGCCATAGAACAGACCGGCCGCGTCGGGGTCCGTGTCGCCCTCTTTGACGTAGATGTCTGTGCAGAGTGTCGTCTGCAGTACTGTGCCCGCGAGCCGGATCGCCGAGCAATCGCCATGGCCGCCGCCTTTTGTGACAACGGCTTCCTCGCGGAATACTTCGACGCCGTCGATGCGCACGAGAACGTAGCCGACGGCCGTCGTCGCCATGTACGTGGCGACCTCTAAGTAGATAACGGTGTTGACCGGAATCGACACCGAGCCGAGACTGACGCCGTTTCCTCTGACGGTAAACGAATCGGTTGCATCCACCCGCAGGGACACCATCACGTTAGCCGATGCGTCGACGAATTTGACGACATCGAGCACGCCGCTGGACCCGCTTGCGAAGCGGACCCGCTGACCGAACACCAATTGCGTCGCGTGCACAACGGGAATGACGAGACCGTGCGTCGTCTGCGATATGTGACTGATGACCTTGCGGCCGGGAAAGCTGCCGCTCGTCGTTATCTGCGGCGTATTGCCGTTGTCGGCGCCGAGCGATGTGAGCGAGCCGTCACCGATCGCGAGCCCGGCCCCGCCGTTCGGAAGATGATCGACCGCGATCATGATGGGTTCAGCCATGGGTAACGCTCACTGTTGGTGTCCGCGGATCAAAGGGCGGGCGCGGATCTACTGGCACGCGACGGTCGCGCTGGATGCGCGCGTGCTCTGCATCGGCCGACGCCTGCGCGATGGCCGCGATGTCTTTGTCGCGGCAGTTGCACGGCTTCCGGTACGTCGGCGGCGGCCTCATGACTCCGGGTCCGTCTGGTAGAAGTACTGCTGGTCCCAGACGAGACCGTCGGCGCGCCGGAATTCGAGCACGGGTTCGAGTATGTGCGGAAACTCCGCGGACCGATTGTCGGACAGCTCACTGCCGGCCAGCGGCGACTCCAGGTAGCAGTCAACCGGCACGCTGAAGTCGGGATAATCGAGATAGACGGTGATCAGCTCCGAGCCCTGCCCCCACTCCACCATCTCTTCGATGTTGGACCATTCGTCTTCCCACACGCGCGGCGTCAGGACGAGCACGCGATCGCGCCGCGCCACGTACGACGCGGGCACGCCGCCGGCCGCCGTGCGCGAGCCGCCGACGGTGCGCGTGCTGCGCGCCCATGGCCGGACGGCCAGCTCCGTCGTGTAGTCGCTCGCGCTGTAAACGAAGCGCACGCGGTGTGGCATGCTCATCCTGACCGCCTGCGATGGATGTGCACCTGCGTGTTGGCGCCGTAGCGTTCCTGCGCGTTCTTCGTGGCGGCGGCGACACTGCGCTGGTAGGCCGGGTCATCCGGGTTCAGCGGGTCGATGTAGATGTGGACCTGCGCGCTTTGCGTGATGTCGGCGGCGTTGCGCGTGTTGGTCGAGCCGATCGACGGGAACGAGCCGCCCGTCGGTGCGGACTTGGAGCCGCTGCCACCGACGGCTGCACCGAGCGCAGCCCACGCAGGGACCGCCGCCGCATGAGTCGCCGCCGACTTCGCGGCCAACGTCGCACCGGCTGTGTTTCCAAATACCAATTGGCCGAGCGCGATCGCGCCCATTTCAATCGCGCGCGCGAGATTTTCCTTGACCTTGGCGGTCGCGAGTTTCGCGAGTCCCGCCACGCCGCCTTCGGCCCATGCGTTCGCCAGGTCACCGAAAAGCCCGCCGGTCTGTGTGACTTCGTCCTTGATGTGGACGAGCGCCTTATCCCACGGCGACACGAACGCTTCAGCCGCGCGCTCTGACTCATCGACGATCGGTTGCAGCAGCGCTTCACGAACACCGAGCTGCTGTGCAAGCGATTGCCACGCGGAACGGTCGACACCCTCGAATCCGCGCTCCTCGAGTCCGCGCTGCCGCATGCCGCGCACAGCATCGCCGACGCGGTCGGAGCCGGTGCCGGCTGTGCGCTTCGGCGGCGGTTTAATGGGCGGTCCCTGCGCGGACGCCGGCTCAGGTCCGAGACCCAGCCGGCCCATGATGGCGCCGAGCTCGCCGAGCGTGACCTGCCCCAGCGCCTTCGTGAGACGCATCAGCGCATCGGCTTCCGCGTTTACGGCCTCCGCACGTTTGGTGAAGAATGCAGCGGTCTTGTCTGCGCCCAGGAAGTCGGAAAGGGTCGCCATGCCGGTGAGCAGCAGCGCGCCCGCTTTCGCAGCGCCCGCCATTGCCAACGTGAAGCCGGTAATTCCCGCCAGCACCGTCGTGCCGATGAGCTGAACGAACGAGACCAGCACATTGACCAGAAATGCCACGGTCTTCGCCAGCGCCGACACGACGGGAATCAGCGCAATTAGCGCAGGCTGCAGCGACTTGCCGATGACGGCAAATGTCTTTTCAACCTCGACCGTCAGCAGGAATTGCTGACCGGCCGCAGTCTCGAGCCAGCGCTGATACTCGCCGCGTACCTTCTCGCCATCCTCCAGCGCTTCGTTGACGAGCGCCTGCGCCTTCTGCTGGTCGGTCAGCTTCGCGGCGCTGACCCCGATTGCGGCGGCGAATTCTTCATAAATGGCGGACGGGTTCTTACCGAACAGCTTGTCGGTGCCTTCATCGATGCCGAGAATCGCCTGCTGGATCGCCTGCAGTGTGCGGTTCGCATCCAACCCGCGCGCAGCACCAATGTCCAGGAACGCACGCATCGCGGCCGACAGCTGCGAGATGTCGCCCGCCTTTTCGGTCAGCTTCGCCAGCTCGATGGTGAAACTGTTCGACAGCGTGACACCAAACCGAAACTGATCGTTGGCGAGCTGGGCCTGCTGCGCCAGGAACTCGAATTGGACGCCGGTGATTTTCGCGGTCGCAGCGAGCGTGCGCTGGGATGCGTCCAGCTCGTTGGCTTCCTGATTCGCGCGGCGCAGCCCTGCGAGAATGCCACCCGCCGCGAGCAGCGGGCCGAGATTCGTCGAGACCAGCGACGTCAGTGAATTGCGGATGCGGCCGAACGCGCCGGTCCCTGCCGTCTCGACGTTTTTGAATGTCTTGGAGAGTTTGACGAACTCGCGGTCGGTCAGGTCACCCGCTGCGCGCGCTTTGTCCATCTCGCGCGACAGCGTCGTATTGAACGCGCGCGCCAGCGACGCCGCTCGCCGCTTGAACTCGGCTTCATCGATAACACCGTCCGCCAGTTGCTTGCGGAGCGTGCCCATCGAGCGGTCGAATTCCTGGCGCAGTTCGCGGACGAACGCCTTGCCGCCCTTTTCCGCCGCATTGCCGAGCGATTGCGCGAACTCGGCCTCCATCTTCGCCGCGGACTTGTGGTCGAAGATGGCGGTGACGAAACGCCGGATCGATCCGTTGCGCGCCATTAGTGCACCCAGCCCGCAGCGGACCGCTGCTCGGATTCAAACGTCTTCCACGCCTGCTTGTCGGCCCATGCCCGGCGAGCGGCCGTAGCTGCACGCAGATCATCACGCGCGAGCTTCCGCGCGATGTGGCTCATGCCGTACACGTAGTGCGCCCATGACAGCGGCAGTCCCGCATCCCTGTTCTTGCGCCAGCCGAAGAACCAGTAACGCCACTCGGGCACGCACCACGCGGGCAACTGCTGCGCGAATGTCGCGACGGCATCCATCAGGTCGGAGCGTATCGGCTTGCTCGGCGGCGCGACCGCACCATCATCGGGCAGGAACAGCAGCGCATAGATGATGGTCTCGATGCCGATGTCAGGCACGTTCATCCAGCGCGCTGGCAGCAGCAGGCGCAGCACTCGGCTTTTGGGGAAGAACACGGGACGTATAAGGCGCACCGCGATGCTGCGGGCCTCATCCGTCGGCTGGTTGGCAATGCGCCGCGCGCGCAACGCGTTCGCGGCGACCATCAGGTCGAAGCCCTGGCGAAACGTGAGCGGCGGCGCCCGATACGAGACCTTGCCGTACGGCAGCTCACGCGGCTTGTTGAGCAGCGTGACCGCCTCGACGTTAAGCGGCACCGATCGCGCCGCCGCGAGCGCCAGTCGTTTCGCGTACTTGCGATATTGCTGGCGCGCGTAGGCTTCGAGCTCGGCGTGAGGCGTGATGCGCATCAGGATGCCGGCGACAGGTCAAGCGTCGGGAAGTCAGCCAGCTCGCCGACGACCAGGTACAGCTGACAGCCTTCCGGCTTCTCCAGATCCTGCTGCACTGTCACCGTCACCGTCTTCAGGCTCTTGCCGCCGTCTTCGTGCTGATACAGCGGCGCCAACCGCGAGAAGTCGGCGCGCCAGACCAGCATCGACACATCGACCAGCGCCTGCTCGTCGGCCGTCAACGCCTGCCCGTCCTTCAGGAAAACGCCGCCGCTGTACACCACGGGCACTTCCGACGGCTGGCCATTCGTGTACTTGATGAACAGCTCTTCCGCGACGAGCCACAGCGTGTGCTCGTAGACGCGCGGCCGGCGCGAATGGCCGGCGCTGCCGCGGCCCGTCGGCGACATCAGCGCCATATTCGCGGGATTCGGAAACACGCCCAGTTCGAACTCGGGGCGCTCGCCGGACAGATACCGCTTCAGCGCCGCCGGGCCCGTCGCCTCGATGGTCATCTCGGAATACTCCGGGTTCGGCTGCGGGTCGACGGCCTGCTCGGTGTTGCCGTAGTGCACGGCCTCATCGAAAAAGTTTGTGACGCCGTCCCAGCCGCCGGGCACGCCGAAGATGGCGACGCGACCGATGTCGTACTTTTGCGAATTGATCGACGTGAGTAGCATGGTTCGCCCCCGTTATGGATAGGTCCGCTTAGACCGCAATGCCTCGAACTCGAAATCGAGGCTTCGGTGAATGACGCCTTTTTCTCTCGCGTATTCGATCGTCCGCGCGTCCGTCAGTCGCGACCAGATGCGCCGACCGTTCAGTTCCCACGCCGTGTCCCGGTGCGTCAAAAGCCGGATGCGCCGCTCGATGGTTCGTGCCTGCGTGCTCGTGTGCGTCCAGAAGTCGACCTGCAATCCCCAGCGGTTGAAGTTCTCGCCTTCCAAATCGAAGATCAGCAGGTACTCGATGCTCGGAATCGTCACCGGCACGGTGGATGTCGCCATGTTGAACTGGACGGTGCCACCGAAGACCGACTGTAACGCGCTGTCGGCCACGATCAGTGCAAGCCAATCTTCGGTGACAACGTCCCATATCACGTCAACCGCTCCGTAAGCAGTCGATCAATTGCGGGCTCGGTCGCTTCGATCGCGGGACGCACTGCCGGATGTGGCAGCGTGCGCACGCCGCGAGTGTCCGTCTTGCCGTACTCCAGCCGGTTCGCGCCGGGGTGATTCGAGTAGATGCCGCTGCGCGCCACGCGGCCGCGTATCGTCGGATTGATGCGCTTGTAGCTCCGCTCCAGGTTGCCGCGCCGACGCACCGGCGCTTCGCCCTCTGCCGCGATGCCGGTGGTGCGCACGGTCAGCCGGCGCTGTACGTCGTCCAGCAGGATGTCCGCTGCGTCCGCAACCGCCTGCTTCGCGCTGGCGTGGAATTCCTCCTCCAGCTCGTCGGCAAGGTCGAGCTTGTCGCCGTAGATGACGACGCGCACGCGCACGCTCACGATGCTTCCTCCAGTTCGCCATGCCACACATCGACACCTACCTCGACGTGATGCACACGCCGCGAATCCTGCGCGAGCTCGACACTACCGACACGCAGCTTCATGCCTTCGTGCGGGCCGGCAGTCACGAGCAACACGTCGCGCTCGAGCACGTCGGACAGGTCGCGGTCGAGCAACCACGTCCGCTTCGCGTTCTGCTGCTCGCCGGGGCCGGCATCGGCAACGTCGCCTGACCAGTTCTGCGCGGGCCGCGCGTTCTTGCGCGTCGGCGCGTCCATGATCGGGGCGGGCAGCGATCGGACGTGGCCCAGCGAGTCGCGCACCGAGTCGGGCGCAGGCTCGCGATAGATTTGCACGCGGTCGGTGAGCAGGCGCCGGAAGCGGCGAATGCTGCGCAGGCTCATGCGATCACCGGCGGGCGCCACGACTCGATGGTGTCGGTCCAGCCGGGAATCGCGTCCTCGAGCTGTTCGTTTGTCATGCCGGAATAACTGTATCCGCTGATCGTCTCGCTCTTCACGCCCTCGCCGCCGCGGCTATTCCAATCCAGTTCGACCAGCTTGAGCACAATCCGCCGGATGTCGCCCGGTTCGTAACCCGGCGCGTAGCCGCGCTTGAACGTCACCGTGTATTCGTAGCCGTCCTGCCACCTGGCGCCGCCTTTGCGCACCAGCCACGCTTCCTGCCCATTGGTGCGCAGGATGTAACCGTCGCTCGCCGCAGTCGTGATCTCCGTCGCGGTGTCGCCCGGCTGTCGGCGTTCTTCGACAATCGTGATGGCGCTCGACGCCGGCAGTGCGACCGCGTACGGCAGATAGAGCCGTTGTGACGTGGTGCCCATGACCACCACGGTCACATCGCCTTTCGGGCCGAAATGCCGGTTCGTCTGCTTCTCGACGAACGCGACCGCGTACGATTCCAGGCGCGCCAGGATGTGATCGACGTCCTCTTCTTGGTCGTCCTCGATTTCGAGGTAGTCGCGCAGCTCGGATATGCTGATCATCTCAGCGTCACCGGGGCGTTGCGTGTTTGCTTCTCGGGCGGCTCACGCAGGTCACGGCCATCGCGGCCGCGCTGCGCAACCATCGTCCAGCCCTTGGTCGGGCCGTTCCCGATACGGTCGGCCGTTCCCGTTTCGTTGCAGTGAAACAGGCTGCCGCCGCACACCACCAGGTTGCCTTCGTTGTAGTGCTCGCCGTCGCGCCACACGCCGCAAAAACGCAAGTCGGGCAGCGCTGCTTTGATGGCGGACGTAATGCGCTCGACGTGCGCGGTTTCGTGCTCCGCGAAGAGCGACTTGAACGCGGCGTCGATTTCGTCGCGTGTGGCGATACCGTCGCGGCCATCCTTGCCATCGCGACCATCGCGGCCGTCGATGCCTTTCGCGCCATCCGCACCGCGCTCGCCTGGCGCGCCATCGACTCCGGCAGGTCCAGCCGTCCCGTCCGCGCCACGCTCGCCTTGCGGTCCCGTCTCGCCGGCTGGTCCGGCCGGTCCCGGTTCGCCCTTTGCGCCATCAGTGCCGTCGCGTCCTGCCGCGCCGGTCTCACCCGCTTCGCCGCGTTCGCCTTGCGGTCCCGCCGGACCTGCTGGACCGGGCACCGCTTCGATGGACTTGACCTGCGATTCCAGTTCGGCGATTCGCGCGAGTAGCGGCGCTTCGCGCTGTTCCAGCATCACCGGAACGGTGCGCTCGACATACGCGCGAACTTCTGAGGCCATGAAGGCCGCGACTTCGTCGATCGTCATGCCGCTCTCAGGTTTTGAGCGAACTTGACCGCCATTTCGGCCACGCTGCCGTCGTCGAGCGACTTCACCGAATCAGCGCTGTCGGTCGGTGGCGGCGTAGCGGGCGGCGTTGGCTCTGGGAACGGGTTCGTGCGGTCGCGTTCGGCGAGTGCCGCGATGTCGTAGTACTGCTGCTGCGAGCGGATCGAATCGCCGCCGTCGACCGGCTCCAAGTCGAATTGCCGGCGCGCCTCGTTTGTCGTGAAGATGGAACCGGCGACGCCCTCTTTCAGCGTGTTGACCTGCGTCTGCGTGTCCATGCGCAGGAGCCCGGTCAGGTCTAGCTCCACGCCGAGCATGCGGCCGTCAATCTTGACCTCGAGGCCGAGCCCTTCGTCCAGCGCCGCTTCAAAGCTCTCGATGTGGTACTGCAGACAGTCGGAGTAGTAGCGCTGGTCGAGAATTTCGCCGTTCTGATACGTCGGCATCGGACCGACCGCGATCTTGAACGGCGGAACGTGGAACGTGCTGCACACGACTTCGGCGGTCCACTTCAGCTGTTCGATCAGCTGCGACTCGACCGCGGTCATGCGCAGCTGCTGGAATTTCATGTTGTCGCCGACGACCGCGATCTTGCCGGAATTCTTGCCGGTGAAACTCGCGTGAAACATGTCCTTGATCTTGTCCGCCGTCGCCTGGTCGATCCGCGATGGCGCGATCAGGATGCCGCCGGGGTTGCTGCTGTTGCCGAAGAAGCCGGCAGAATTGCGCTCGATGTTGAGGCCGATATTGGCCGCGAGGCCGGACGCGAACAGCGGCGAGATACCGACGAGCGGATGGAACAGGCAATTCATCCGGTCATGGATGATTTCGGTGGCCGGCAGCTGCACGCCGTTGGTCTGCAGGCCGGTCAGATTGTCGTCGCCGAGCTGGTAGTACACGCTGCCATCCGGCGCGACGAGCACTTGCACGCGTGACGGGTCGAGGATGTACAGCGCGCGGACGACACCGCGGCCGTCGCGCACCTTCAACACGTACGTGTTGCCGCGGATCAGCTTCGACGTCGTCCACCACTCCTTGAACTGGATGTGGTTCTGGTAGCGGTTCGGGCGACGGAGCACGGGCGAAAACGCGGCGCTCTCGGTTTCCGTCCAGATGCCGGATGTCGCGTTCTGCTGCACGAGCTTCGGGCGCAGCTTCGCGATGTCGGATGAAATGAGCGTGATGCAGGAATAGACGGCGTGATGCGCGAGCACCGTATCGACGGTCCATTCGTCGTTGCGCTGCCACGCGCCCGCGTACGGCTCGCGAATCCACGGCCACCAGCCGCCGCGGTTGTCCACGCCGGACAGGTGTGCTTTCGTGCGCGTGATCACCAGGCCGAAGAGCCGCATCAGTCCTCTGCCTTCATGTCGCGGCGGCGGTACGTGCGCTTCGACTTTGCGGGCGGTTCTGGCTTTGGCTGGCTGGCCGGCGGCGCGGGCGGCGTAACTTCGTCCGGCGTCGGATACCGCGCCGCGCCAACGGCAACCAGCGCGCGGGCGTGCGCGCCCGATACCGTCACGACGGCACCAGGCGGCACGCCCTTGATGGGCTTCTTCGTGGGAACGATAGCGACCTTAGCCATTACAGCGGATCAGGTCTCTTCCGTGCCCCACACGACATCTTCCAGCAGACGGACGGCGGTCGAACGCCGCTTCGACCAGTTGATGTAGCGCTCGGCGCGCAGCGCCACGCTGTTCGTCTGGAACATCGACACGAGCGATGCACCCGTGCCCGACGTCGCATCACCCTGCAGCGCCGAATCCAGCATCTCGATCGACGCCTCGCGCGACGCATCCACGGTCACGACGCCATCGTCCGACAGCCAGATCTCGGACGCGAACGCGAGGATGAACGTGCCCGCCGGCACGTAATTCGACACGATGACCGGCACGCCGAGCAATGTGCCGCCCGTCATCGTCACATCGAAACCGCGCGGCGCCTGGCCGAGCGCGTTCGACATCAGCGACAGGTTGAGCGCGATCGTCGGCGTGGTGATGTAGACCGCACTGGTCAGCGGCAGGTTCGCCGCGATCGCATCGGCCCACAACGCCGCGATGTCGGCGCGCACGGCCGCCTCATCGACGCCGCCGCTGCCGGGTGTCACCGACACGCCGGCCGTGATCGACGCCGGGTTGACGTTCGCGACCGCCGTGATGGCGGGATCGACGAAGTCGGAGTCGATGCGCGCGATGACCGCACCGCCCAGCGCATCACGGGTCAACCGCTCGGAGCTCGGGTTGCTGAAGCGGATCAGCTCCTCCACGAGCACGGCGATCGCCGCGATCTTGAAAAAGCCGTGGTACGTGTCGTTGAAGTCGAACTTGGTGACCGGCTTCGCCTTGCCCTGACCGACCCACGACGCCGACCCGCCGGACGTCTGACCGCGGATGTGCACGTTGAACGGGATGCGGTTCAGGTCGGGAATGCCATCCCGGCCGAAACGACCGATGATGGTGCGCGCGCGCAGGTACTCGATGAAGTCGCCCGCGAACTGGTTGTACTCGACCAGCGGCGCGGCCCATGTCGCCTGTGTCGTGGTGCCCGCTGCGACCGCCGCCTTCGTTGCCGTCTCGGCGAGCTGCGCGATGAAGCGGTGCGGCTCCATGCCGACGTCGCGCGCCGCTTTCATGACCGTAATGGCGCGCATCTGTTGCGGGTAGTGCGTCTCGGCGAGACGCAGCGCCATCGTCGGGTCGCCCTTTGCTGCGGCGACACACATCGCGTAGCGGGCGAACTCGATGCCGGGCTCGAGCTTCGCCGGATGCGTCACGACGACATCCGTCGAGCGAGAATCCGTCGCGGCCTTTGTGGTCTGGCCGTTGACCGGGTTGGCCTGCTGCGCGTTCAGCTCTTCCATCCGCTTGAGACGCACGAGCTCGCCATCCAGCGACTTGATCTCTTCATCGAGACCTTCCCACTCTTCCTGCTCCGGTGCGTCCATCGTGCGGTTCGCATCGCCGGCCGACTTCGTGATCTCGCCCATGCGTGCGACATTCGCGGCGCGCTTCGCTTCCGCAGCGCCGATCCGTTCCGTAACCGTCATTTTTCCCTCTGGGGGCTTGGTTTTCGTCAGTGAAACGACCCTGCCCGCAGCCGCGGGAATGTGGTGCGCGCCATTGCCAGGCACGGCGGGCGCGTTTGTGTCGAACTGCTTTACGGACGTGATGGTGGCATCGACGTTCGCCGGGATCGTGACCGCCGACAGTTCCAGCCATTCCCAGCTGGTGAACCGCTGCCCGAACGTGCCCTTGATGTCGGACCATTCGAGCGGACTGAAGCCGATCGACAGGCCACGGACCAGCTTCTTTCCGATCGACTGCCACGCGCGGTCGAGCAGGTTTTTTAGCTCGCCGGGCTCGTCCATTCGTTCGATCTGCGCGCGAACATGGATGCCGTCATTCGTGACGCGCGCTTCGATGACATGCCCGATCGGGGAATCGCCGCGGTGCTGCCACAGGAGCGGGATGGGCAGCTTGAACACCGCACCTTCGGGTTCAATGATGTCGCCCACGCGGTCGGTCTTTGGCGTAGTGGCGATGCCCTCAATGATGCGCTGTTCCTTATCGACCGCTTTGATTTCAATGACGCTGTATGCGCGATGCATCGTCACCACACCGGATAAATGTTGTATTCGGGCTGTGGCGTCGCGGAGAGAAAAAGCAGCCGGCCGAGCGCGATAATCGTCGCGACCGCACCGTCGATCTTCAGTTCCGGCCGTTCCTTGCGCGGGAACACGTTTTGGTTGCGGTCTTCCTGCGCCGTGACGTTGCCGATCTGCCACGCGTAGCACGGATTGCCGTCATGATGGATGCGACCGGACACAATCAGCGCCTGCAGCTCCTTCATCGGCTCCGACAAGTGCATCACGGTTTGCGGCACCTCGACGACCTTGTCCGCGCCGATGATGTTCTGCAGGTGCGTGATCAGCTGCGTCGCGTTGTGAGGGTCGGCGCCGAGCTGCACGATGCTGTAGCGCTCGGCGTCATCCTTCAGGTCGACTTCGATGTAGTCGTAATCGGTGATGTCGCCGGGCGTCGCGATGATGTGGTCCTGCTCGGCCCAACCCGCGTAGTGACGGTGCGCGGCATCCTCGATGCGCGCCTTCGGCACGTAGAACCGGCCGTAAGCGTAGAAGTGGCGGCCGTCCTCGAGGTCGCGCGAGAACACGCGGATCGACGCGCACAGGTCGATCTTCGATGCCAGGTCGAGACCGATGACGCACTCCGCGCCGGCAAACTCTTCGATCGGTGGCGCGTCGCCCAATTGCCGCCACAGCTCGTCATTGAAGTACGGCGCGGCCGCAGTCACCCAGATGTTCAGGTGCTTGGTCTTGAACTTGGCCTGTTCGCGCGGTGAGTTGACGGCGGCAATCTGATCCTTGCGCAGATCCTCTTCGCTTACGGACACGCCCAGATTCGGGTTCGCTTTGTACAGCGATTCAACCGCTGTCCAGTCGTCGCCCTCATCCAGCGTGTAAACCAGCGTGAAGATGCGGTCGTCGTCGACCTTGCCCTCGAGCACTTCGAGGCACTGCTGACGGAGCGCGTAGCACGGACCCGCGGTGTCGAAGCCGGCGGTTGTGATCACCCAGGCGATCGGCTGCTCGCGCGCCAGCATGCCGGTGACCATCGTGTCGTACTGCTCGGAAGTCGTGTGCTCATGGTATTCGTCGGTGATGGAGAACGACGGCGACGCACCGTCACCCGGCTTGCCGATGATCGGCTCGAACTTCGACGCATCTTTCAGGACGTGCAGGTTCTTCGCGCCGACCTGCAGGTCGAACGCTTCGCGCAGGTCCGCCGTGCGCAACGCCATCTGCCGCGCCGGCCCGAATACCTCCCACGCCTGCTTCTCGGACGTCGCGCCGCTGTAGACCTCTGCGCCGTGCTCGCCGTCGATCGTTAGGTGCGCGAGCCCCAGCGCCGCGGTAATGGTCGACTTCGCGTTCTTGCGCGGGACTTCGATGTACACGCGCCGATAGCGCCGCAGCCCGTCCGATTTGCGCACCCAGCCATACACGTTGACGATGATGAAGCACTGCCACGGCTCGAGCCGGATTGACTCATGCTTCGAGGCCCATCTGCCCTTAACGTGCGGCAGGAGCTCGACGAATCGGCACCACTTCTCGGCGGCTTTGACATCCAGTCGGTAGGGGTATGCCGCGGTGCGTTGCAGCTTTAGACCGTCGAGGTGCCGCTGACATGCGAGGCGCACATACCGGCAGGCCAGGATGCGGCCGGCGACGACGTCGCGGGCGTACTGCGCCGCTCGCTTGACGTGGTCCTGCGCGGCGGCGCGCTTACGGGCGGTCCTCATGCCGTCAGCGCACCGAAGGCGTTTTCCTTCGGCTTCGCCACGCTGCCGAGCCGCGCCCGGTCGGACGGTGATAGCCCGAATTTGCCAGACAGACTCTCCAGGCGGGCAATGCGCGACGATGCCATCGCGCCAGGGTTGCGCGCCGCCTCGGCCATGAGCGCGCACGCCAGCGCGAAGAGCGGCACGTCCACCGGCGTCAGCAATCCCATGTGGATAACCATCGGCGCGTATGTGTCCCAGATCGCCGAAGCGCCCCTCCGCATGCGCGGCTTCACGATTTCGCCCGGCGGCGGGACCGGCTCGTTCTTCGGCAGCCGGTGTTTGCGCGCCGTGCCCTGCAGGATCTTTAGCGCGGTCGGTTTCGGTGGTCGTCCGGTCCTCATAGGCCCGAACTCACGAACCCGGACGAACTTTTGGCCTCGCGGAAATCCTCTTGCGCAGCCGGTGCCGAGCGCGTCTCAGAAAGTTGGGA